CACTGACAAGTAAGTAATACCCCACTACCCCAATCTTACCTATATTCCACGATGGAATTTAATAAAGCCTTTTCAGAGCGTTTAAAGGCTGTTCGTGAGCAATCCGGCTATACACCTAACCAGGTGAAAGAAAAGACCGGATACGCCGTAGGGCGTGCTGAGAATGGTCGCGTAAGCATTTCAGTTAGCCGACTAAAGCAGCTACTTGACTTTTACGGTGTTTCGCTGGTAGAGTTTTTCGAATCGGTTTAGTTTTGCAAATAGAACTGATTGCCAAATAAAATTTTGTATCTTAGCGTTATCACTTCTCGAAAATTCCGATAATGCAGAATTTAAAGAAGTTCCTTTGGGAGTTAGCCGATGTCTTGGATGAGCTTAAAGAGGCTAAGGAGGATGGAAAAACCACCTGGAAGGAACGCAAAGACATCTTTTTCGAAGCCCTTGATCTACGTAAGGTTGAATTAAAGGAAATGATCGAAGAATTAGCAAAGCTCACCGAGGATCAAAAAGAAGAGATTTCCGCCCTTTTCTACTCAGAAAGGGCATACGACTCTATTGAGATAGCTGAAAACCGCTTAAAAGGTCTTATGTACATCGCTCAAGGAGCAGCAATATACATTCGAGGATGATAGGTAAGAAGGAAATACCAGTAAAGCACCCAATAGGGTCAAGAGTGTTTCTGAAAACCGACCCTCATCAATCCGAGAGAATGGTAACGAGGTTTACAGTGTCACCGGATGCTATTTGCTACGAGGTCGCGCTAGGTGAGGTATCAACCTCGCATTATGACCTTGAGCTTACAAGCGAACCTAACCAGAACAAGAAATTAGGAATTCAATGAGCAGCCTAGACCGAGTAAACCAAATCATAGAAGACTTAAAAGAGTCTCCAGAGGTAATAGTAATCCCTCCAGTAACAGAAGAGGAAACACCCCCTTTAGTTGTTTCAGGCTGTAAGGTTCAGCAATTCCCGGAGTTAGGGGAAGGTTTTCCAGCAAAAAGTATAGTTACATGGGCTTAAGCGTCAAACCTCAAGTAGTATAGCATGGGAGCGCCAAAAGGAAACAAGTACGCCGTAGGAACTAAACTATCACCCGAAGAGGTGGCTATTGGTGCTGAAGAGTATTTCAAAAAATGTGATAACACCAAGTGGTTTAAGAATGAAGCCATTAAGTCCGGCGACAGAGCAGGGGAGATCATACAGATACCGGTAAGCACTCCATATACGATTAGAGGGCTTTGTGTTCATCTTGGAATTACTCGGCAGACGTTTTTGAACTACGATAAAGACAAAAAGTTTTTTGAGGTCTGCACCCGCATACGTGACAAAATCGAGACAAATCAAGTAGAGGGAGCGGTAAACGGATCGTACAACGCATCTATTGTGGCACGGCTTGTTGGACTCGCAGATAAGCAGCAGGTCGAGCAGTCAGGATCTATTGATGTAAACATATCCATCATTGGCGACGATTGACGTATCGTTAACTAAGCCGCAAATTGAAATCTTTAGGAAACAGTCGGCTAAGTTTGTTATTGTCACTAAAGGCCGCCGCTTTGGAGCTACCCACGGCGCTGCAATCAATTACATCTTAAGACTTCTTAGTGGAGAAGGCCCTATTCTTTGGGGTGATACTATTCGAGGTAACATAGATCGATACTTTGAACGGTACTTTCTACCTGAATTAAAGAAGCTTCCCCAAGAAATCTGGAAATGGAACGTACAAAAGGCACAATTGACCGTAAATGGTCAGTTTATGGACTTTCGTAGCGCAGATAGGCCGGAAAATTGGGAGGGATTCGGATATAAGCACATTTTCCTGAATGAGGCCGGTATCATCTTAAAAGACGACTACCTGTACACTAACGCGATCCTTCCTATGTTGATGGATTTCCCGGACTCGCAACTGATAGCGGCAGGGGTGCCAAAAGGGAAAGTAAAAAAGGACGGTGCAGAGCATCGATTTTACACACTCTACAAGCAAGCTCAAGCCGGAGATGAACGGTATTCGCTTTTGGAATACGTATCGTACGACAATCCCCTTTTGCGACCGCAGGATATTAAAGAGCTTGAGCTGGATATTAGCCAGATGTCCACAGTAATGGTGGACCAGGAGATATACGGGAAGTTTGTTGACGCCGAGGCGCAAAACCCGTGGGTTCTAAACTACGACAAGCAGTTGCACCTTTCCACTGACGCAGTTTACAATGTAAATATGCAAGTCCTGTTATCAGTTGACTTTAACGTGGACCCGTTTGGGCTAATCTTAGCTCATGTATGGACTGACACTAAGGGCCAGATGCATATTTACGTCTTTGACGAAATAGAAACTCCTGGAGGTGTTATTGTCGATATGGCTAAGAACGTCAAATCGATAGTAGGGAAAAGAGTAGTTAGCTCCCGACTGACAGGGGACAGTAATGGCCGCAACAAAGGGGTAGGGGAGTACAACAACAGTTCGATGTTTACAAAGCTCAAAAAACACCTTGGGATTAGGAGAATTGACACGCCGTTTAAGAATCCATTACATCGCGACTCACGCGACGACGTAGCCTATGTATTAGCTCACGCCGACGTGAAAATACACCCTAAGTGCGTTCGTCTGGAGCGCGACCTGCGATTAGTTCAGTCTGATGCCTATGGAGCACTGATTAAGCGAAACCGTAAAGACGTTGCTCAACAGGCTGACTTTTTAGATTGCTTCAGATACCTAATAGACACCTACTGTAAGAAGTGGATAAAGGCTCATCGAGCACGATACAGCAGAACAGAATAAAATTTGCTATACAAAAGTGTTTTACCGGGAAAATTTGTGCCTTAGTTTCGAAAATCGAGATAATTGCGTAATTTTATTCTGCAAAACAAAGCAATATGCAGAACATTATTTTGTTGCTTATTTTCAATTCTCTGGCAATTTTGGGACTTCATTACACCACAAGAGGCGGTCAGATTCTTTATTTCCTCACTCATGTTGCCAATAAGGTGCTTGGGCTTGATGGGTGGCATGCCCAACTGAAGAAGCCACTACTTGATTGCCCTACGTGCATGGCCTCCATTTGGGGAGTTCCCGTTGCAGGGGCTTTGCTCATTAAATATCCAAGCTGGGGAATGGCAGTTATTGCGATAGTCTACGTATTTGCACTCGCAGGGTTAAATACACTGCTTTCATCAATTGCTGATCGTGTATGAACCCAGAAGTTCAGCTAAAATCTATCGGATTTACCAAAGTCGGAGGGTGTGATTGCCCAGGTAAGGCAAAGGAGTTTATACGACCAGGGTATCCTTTCCCAAAGGTGAATTTGTACCGCTCTAAAAGTAAATTCATGGCTTGGATTAAGCCCGGACAAATCATAAAGGGCCATTTCTCCGAATACGAATCAAAACTACACCCTCTTCTATGTTTGGATTAATGACTAAAAAGGCGCACCGTAAGATTCTCGATATCCAGAAGCGTGAACGGGAAAGTGAGTGGAGGAACCTAAACCAGGCGTCCGGCATCCAAACCAAGCCTTTCTTTGAGCTTGACGGTACACAGTACTACGTTTTCCCAGCAGTAGAAAAGATTCCCACCGGACGCATGAAGTCCCTTTTAGCCTTTATGGATGAGGAGCAAATGCGATGTGACAGGGAATTCCTTAAGAAATACGTCGAGGAGGTGCTTAAGGATGTTGGTAAGGCTCAGAAAGCACTTTCTGGGGAGTCTGGTAAGGTTGACCTGAATAAAGCACACACAGCCACGCAATCCATGAAGATAATGGCCGAGCATTTAGGAAAGCGTCTTTCGCTGATTGGCACCACCTCGGGCATTATGAAAATAGCATCGGTAATGGTGTTTGATGGGTCCGAAAACCTCGATACCTATGATAACGAATACGGTAAACGAAAGATTGAAAAGTGGAAGGCTGGCGGAGTAGATGAGTTTTTTTTTATCAACAAGCTACGCTCTTTTACCGGTTTGAGCGATTTACCCGAAAGCGATTTGCAAGCTTATATCAAAGTAGCAATGGCTTTGGAGGAGCTAAGTCCGGCGGAGGTGGTTCAAATGATGGAACTCGCGAACCTCAAGACCCACGCAAATCCCATCTTTCAGTTATTGGAGGAAACGCCGAAAGACGACAACTCTCCACCCTCTCAGTTGCAAGAGCGCTAAATCAGTCAATAGTTGAGGTTGATAGTCTACCATATTACGAATACATGATGTATAAGAGCGTGCATCATAGTGAAGTGGTAGAAATGCAGAAGCGCTATCAGGAACAGAAGTCAAAGGCACGCAGGACATTTAGTCGACGAAAGTCGAGATAAGAATTAATAAAGCCCACAATTATGAGCCGTGGCAGATTCAGTACAAGTCGTAAGGCTTAAATTTCAGAAAGACACCGGTGCTATTGATGACATCATCGATGCATTGGTAAAGGTTAATCTTGTTACAGAAGAAATCGCTAACCAGTTTAAGCGGATCACCTCTTCTAGCTCAGTAGCAGAAAAGAACGTAGTAGCCAACCTCCAGCGCCAAGAAAAGGCAATGCTTGCTATTGGACAAGCCGCCGAGCAAAGGATTAGAAGTGAGAAGCAAGTCGAGGAAGCTGTTGCGGACACCACACAAGAGGTTGCTAAAGAGGCTAAATCCATCAACTCGCTGGAAAAGCGGATACAATCCCTGAAAAAGGCCCAGAAAGACGCTACTGATCCTGCCGTATACCGAAAGCTTGGAAAAGAGATAGATAGCACCACTGATGAGCTGGAGGAGTTCAAAAAGGAACTTGAAGGGATCGAAGAAGAGGGCAACGAGGGGATCGAAAGCCTAACTGACCAATTCGATGGTTTACTAAGTACGCTGAAGGCAGTTCCGGCAATTGGTGCAGCGGTAGCAATTACAGCTTTTGCAGCGGAGGGTGTCGAAGCCCTTTTGGATGTCCAGAAAGAAGTAACCGAAACCACACGCCAGGTCGAAACTCTTTTTAGCGGTGAGGATGCGAACGAATTAGCCCCCCGGATACGGGCTATAGCAAAAACCTTTGATGAAGACTTTAACGAAGTCCTACTGGCAACTAACGCGCTGGCTAAACAATACGGCATCACCGGTACGGAAGCGGCGGAATTGGTGTCAGAAGGATTTGAAAAAGGGGCTAACGTCAACGGTGAATATTTAGAGATCCTGAAAGAGTATCCTGCTCAGTTTAAAGCAGCAGCCGGTCCAGAGAGATCCTGAAAGAGTATCCTGCTCAGTTTAAAGCAGCAGCCGGTCCAGATGCAGACAAGTTCATTGCCTTTATTACTCAGTCTAACCAATCAGGACTATTCTCAGATAAAGGCATTGACACGATCAAAGAAGGGCTTTTGAGACTGCGAGAGTTCGCGCCTGCAACACGTGAAGCCCTGGAAGGGATTGGCCTTTCTGGTGAGGAGATCGAAAAACAGCTTAAATCAGGTGAAAAGACAGCCTTTGAGATTATTCAGGAGATCGGGGGCAAACTAGATGAGTTACCGCCTCAGTCGGCAGAAGTAGGCGCGGCTATTGCAGATATTTTCGGTGGTGCCGGTGAGGATGCAGGTTTAGAGTTTCTGACTACTATCGACGACATAAATCTGAACCTCGAAGAGCTGGAAACGACCCTTGATGGGGTTCAGGCAGCAGAGCTACGCTTTAACAATGCGACTGAAAACTTAAAGCAAAGCATTGCTGATGGCGATGGGGTTATTTCCCAATCTGTAATTGGATGGGAAAATTATAAAGCTGGCGTAGCTGAGGCCCTAGAGCAAACCAATGAGTTTAACACGACCCTGCTCAACGAAAACGATAAAACATTTCTCGCAATTGGCGCAAGTATCGAATCCTTTCTGTCGGGCGGGGAGGGTGCCGGGACTCAAATTATCAAGCAAATAAACGATGCTACAGCTTTGGTCGTAGAAGCAGGGCAAGAAAGAGCGTCCAGAGCTATCGATCTCAGCAAACAGGAAATTGATACGCAAAAAAACACCTCACGAGAATTAATAGCTGACCTGGAAAGCCGGATTGAGACGACAATAGGATTGGAGCGTGCGGAGCTGGCCTTGAGAATTGAAGGTCAAAAAGCATTTTTGGAGGAAATTGAGCGCTTACAAGCTATTAACTCGGACACCCTTATTTCAATCGCAAAGGGAACCTCTGAGGGTATCAACGAAGCCCTTCAGGCGGAGTTAGCAGAAAGAGCCAGATTAGAGCGAGAAGCAGCCGCAGAGGCAGAGAAACGCGCCAAAAAGGCCCGCGCTGATGCCGAACGCCGCGCAAAACAACGCGTAGCGGATGAGTTAAAATTCGCGAAGGAACTTGAGGATGCTAAAATCCGAGCTTTGGAGGATGATCGGGAAAGAGAAATTGAAGCCGAGCGCCTGATTCTAAAGAGAAAACTGGCTGAACTTGAAGCGTCCGAAGCTGAAACGTCGGAACTACAAGCTAAACTCACAGAAGAGTCTAGAAAAAAAGAAGAGGAAATAAATCTGAAATTCAATCTTCAAGGCTTAAAGCAAAGTCAGGAAATAGCAAAACTAGAAGCACAGCAGTCAATTTCCGATGCCGAAGCGCTTACACTCGAACTTCAGAGGGTTCTAATTCAACGCTTAGAAGGTGAAAAGATTCTGTTAGAGGCTGCCGGTGAGGAAACCATTAAGGTCGAAGGTGAATTAACTAAGGCGCGTCAAAAACTAGCTCAACTTGAATTAAAGGGTAAAGAGCGGGTTTTAGCCGACCAATTAAAGCTTGACAACCTGAGTAATCGACGCATTACAGACGAAGCAGACGAACGACGCCGTCTTGACCTTGAGTCTGAGATATTCTACCTGGAGGAAAAGAAGAAACTACAAGAAAAGGCAGGGCAAGACACGGTTGACGTTGAAACGCAAATCTTCGATAAGAAGGAAGAACTTCGAAAAATGGACGAGGAGTCCGAGAAGGCCCGTAACGCAAGGCGGCTGGAAATCATCTTCGAATTTGCTAACGCCGCCGCTGAAATCTTTGGACGCCTTAATGAGCTATCCGCTGTAAATACAGAGCGAGACATTGAGCGAATCACAAACCGCGAGGACGAAAACCAAGCAGCCCTTGAACGACGATTAGAAACTGAAATTACCACAGAGCAAGAGCGCCAGAAAATTGCAGATGAAATTGCAGCCTCGGAGGCCCTGAAAGAAAAGCAGATCGCAGAGGCCCAGCGTAAACAAGCCGAACGAGATAAAGCGCTGGCGTTATTTGAAGCCGGTATAAATGGTGCCGCTCAGATTGCCGCCGCTGCGGGTCGTCCATTCATTCTGCCGATCACTATCGCAACAGTAGCCACTCAGTTAGGGATTATTGCAGCTACACCAATTCCTCAATTTGCAAAAGGTACAGATAGCGCTCCTGGAGGGCTTTCGCTAGTAGGTGAAGAGGGGCCAGAGCTTGTGAATCTACCTAAAGGCGCTAAGGTTCATACAGCGAAGGAAACAAAGGCGATTATGAGTGGATCAGAGCCGTTTTTCGATCATAACGCTATGGAATTCCACCGTCAGTACACTTCCTCCCCTTATGAGCGTGATTTAGCCGAACGCAATTACATAGAAGCCATGAAGGCTAAGTCAGAAATGACACAAGGAAGTTTGGCGCGTGAAATCGCCAACGAGTTGAAAGACGACGGCCTGACCGGCTCAGAGTTCACCAAAGAGTACCGCCAGGGCGTAATGGCCCAGCTCAAAGCCTTAAACCGCCTTCAATCACCTGATACACGTAGTAAAAACATCGCGTAATGCCAGAATTACAGTGGATACTTGATGAGAATGACCAAAACCCGACCGGGACAGTAGTTACTAACCCATTCGGGGAAGAGTCGCTGGAGAAGACAATTGCGCGAGACATTGAAGGGCGTAGAATTCGTATTGAAGCGGATGCAGATGTAACTTTCTATGCTGATGCTTACACTTTGTTGGCTGAGAAGTACAAAGAAGACCCTTCCCAACTGGTGACGTTCCGAGTAAAGAGAAGGCTGCAAGGTGAGAACTTCATCACGTTTGTGTCAGGAACCATCATTCTAAACCGTACTATCTGGGACATAACGAGAAGAACAGCCCAAACCAACGCTCTTAATATCTCCGTTTACGGTCAGTATATCAACGACTCACCAGATACTAATATCTACATCGGCTCAGGGATCGATATAAACGGGAACGAGTACACACCCGCGCAAGCTTTCGGGCTGAGACTCTTTAACCCTGATACAGGAGTATACTTTGGCAATGACTGCCACTCTTTCGACTTCCTGGACGCAATGCAGGATATTCTAGACTACTACACGGGTGGTACAGTTCCGATTGTTAGTAACTGGTATAACAGTCTTCCCAATAACGAGAGAATAGCTGTAACCCTCGGGCAAAACATCCGAACCCTGACCCTAAACACCGACCCTTTGGTTAATTACGACCTAATGCTAAAGACCATCGGACGACTGTATAACCTATGGTTAGAATTCGTAGAAATCAGCGATGGAGTGTTTGAAGCACGATTGGAACAGGACGAAAACACCCGCATTGACCAAATCACCCAATTAGAAGGGATCGACCTGAACGATAACCAGATTGCAAGCTCCCTAAATTACTCAGCGGTAGAAATTGGATCACAGGACTACGAAAAAGACCCGGTTGGCGTTACTTCATTCCCCTACATCCCTTTTCTTTCTCATACTAGGGAGTCTTACGTGCTCCAAGGTGTAAATGGTGGGCAAAGTAAATTGGACCTTACTACCGACTACTCTACAGATCACGGGGCCATTATAGCGGCTCTAAATGGCGATACCGATTACGATGACAACGTATTCTTTATTCAGTACGACCCAACTGTGGGGCCAGGGTCAGCCACCCAGACAAATGTTATCAACCCATCTGCGGCACTTCCGGTAATCTACAACAATGCACTACTTAACACCAACGTAGCACAACGATGGAATGTAGGAGGGGCTATAGCGGCAAACTTTGGTGATGGTAACGACGAAATGCAAGCCTCTCGCACTGCGGATGGCCCTATATTGAGTAGTGCGGTGGTAATTGAAACGCCTCTACCATTCAACGATGATTCTACACCTCCAAACTTTGACCCAAACGATAATTGGGATACGGTAGCCAATGAATACACGTGCCCTGAAAGTGGGGTGTATTACGTGCGGATCGTGACGCCGTTTGAGATACTTGACTCTTGCAACTTAGGGATCAAGTACAATGTGAAAATCTTTAGAAAGGTTGGAGGAGCGCCAATCGACAACATCGAGACACAATTCGGGATTTTTAACGGTGTTGGTCTTTATCGAACTGAGTTCCTGAGCCCGATCTACTGCAACGCGGGAGACACTATCGACGCTGTGTTTAGCACTAACTTCTTTAGCCCACCTGATGAGGGTTGCGGCGCTCCATTCATTCAGTGGCAACTAAAGTCCGGCGCTACTTTCGAAATCATCCAAGCAGCAACTAGCGGGGGAATCATAAACCCTGCGGATCCGCCGAGCTTCACTAATATCCGTATGAACTTTACCCACCCCTTGAGCGATGAGCAGTTTAACCTTCTTGCAAATAAACCGCTAGGCTTCGTTAAGATAATAAAGCGGGATCAGCAGGGGAACCCAATAGGATCAGTTAAAGGCTGGATTAGCCGAGTCGTAACCAATGCAATTACCGGTGAAACGGATCACGAATACGTTACTTCACTGGAAGAGTTCAGCAAAGTGCTATAGCTTGATAGCTTTTCGGATGTAGTTTCCCTGCGTGCCGTTACAACCGATCGGCGAGCTAACAAGTACTAGGGTGTCTCCTGAATATGAATAGTCCCAGTAACTAAAAGACAGTAGATCACCACTTATGCGCGCTTCGGTCGCCGAAACGGTGAATGGGTCGTTTTGGGTGCCGTTACTTAACACGTTTCCGGTGCCATCCGCATTGAAGGTAATAACCTGAACTTGGGTGCCGTCGGGAACTGATTGTGTTGATGTGCAATTATCAAGGAATCGAACATCCCAGCTCCCTACAAACTGAGCGTAATAATCCACTGGTGGCTCTTCTGTTTGGTTTTGTGGTTCATCATCCTTTTTGCAGGATGCAAACATGATTGCCACAACTAAGATCAATGAAAGTTTTTTCATTCCGGTAAATTTTCTCTGCACCCACCTAGTGCGTTATATGCCCGCAGCAAGGCGGCAATCCCTTCAATTCGCTCACCATGCAGGAACGTGGTTGCATTATGACCTTCACCAAGTACGTCAACACGCACTGTATCGCCAATGCTAATACTGCTTAGGTAGTCAAAATCCTCGACATTTACAGGTGTGTATATCTCCTCGATATGCATGCCCGACGCCGTGACATCCTGCGTCACCGTTGGCTGCCGTTCCTTGCCAAAAAGCCTCTTTTGACCATTATTATCAAGGATAAATGACTTCGGGCGCATATATTCATCCCCGTTTACCAAGCAAAACATATCAAGTGTAGGAGCTTCACCCTTCACCCTAATGATTCGACAATACGTGCTAACCCCACCTTGAAGGACCGTTGATCGGTAAACTCGACTAATTTCCAAGTCTCCGTCGCTAATCGTACTTAACTCCTCAGTTATTGAATCTCTTTCGGATTCAGTAAAAGGATTCTCACATAAAGGTTCCGGCTCGTGACCAACATCTGAATTCGTTGTTGAGCAAGCAAAAAGAATCGCCACAGTTACTGTGGTTAGGATGGTTTTCATACTCGAAATATAGCAAAATAGTATTTCGTGAATTTAATTCGAATCAAAACAATCTACTGCATAATGCCTAATAATTTCCATTTTGTTCTGCAATTCACTAACTTTACAAAACACAAACTTTGTTTTGGCTCACTTGAGCGCAATAAAATTCTGATTCTGTAGTATATGAAGCTTGAGTTATACGCCGATTGAAAATCAGCCCGTTACCTTTGGTTACACACCTATAGATTGCAAAGCTCTTCGCAGGTCTAAATCTCAACTTGTAGACAACTTTGATGTTACAAAGTTTCAGTTGAATGTTGAGCCATGCGACAACTCCCCAGAATTGGTAGATCAGCCTGATTTTGCCGGTAGCGGTCAATGGGTACTTGGTGCCGGGTGGACAATCAATAACGGTCAGGCGTGTAAAGCGGAGGGTTCTTTAGGTACTCTTTTTCAAGACGACGTATTTGTAGTAGGTAATTACTACCAGGTAATTATCGAGGTAGTAGAAATCTCAGGTCGTATTCTCGTATTTGCTGGCAACACTCAGCTATTTGAAATCAGTGAAGCTGGAACCTACAATGTATTTGCCACAGCCACCAACAACGGCACTTTAGCGATTCAACCCCAATCTATAGATGATACGCTCTGTCTTAGCTCAATATCCGCGAAGAAAGTATTTCAGAACCTACTTGTATCAGCATGGAATGCGGACGGCACGTTCGTTAAGTCCATCGCACAGGCGGATTTCCCGGATCTATTCGTCTTTGTAAAGAACACCGTAACCGTAACCGTTGACTGGACCGATGAGGGATTGGTAGATGGGTGTTATTACCTCTGTCTGAGCGACCCATGTATCAACAACAACGGTCAAAACGGAGTCTACAATGGCGACTTTGAGTTTGATAACGTAGATCCGGTAGAATCTGGATGGTTAGAAACCGGTCAAACAGGTTTAGGGTCGATCACTATAGCTAATAATCAGGCAACATTTATTTCCAATTCTCCCCTTGCAAACGTCAACTTTGACAATCAGATTACGAGTGTAACTAGTGGCCTTTCCTACTTCGTTCAGTATACTATTGCAACGTTAACAGCAGGTTGCACAGCCCAAGTTAGCCTCGGGGGCGTTCTTGGCACTCCACGAAACGCCCCCGGCTCTTACTTTGAGTTTATAGTGGCAGGAGGTCCGATTATCCAGCTTCGCAACACTAACGCGCCAGCAGGAACCGGTACGATTGTGTGGGACGGCTTTAGTATACAACTTCGGAACGGAAGTGACATAACCTGCAACTCCCAAAGCCAAAACTTTGCGGTAGGCTCTTACCCTTGCACTACTTTTCTTGAAATGTATTGCCTACAAGACTCGCTGGGCTTTGCATTTATCGATACTGAATTTACGCTGACCTATCGCAGTGACGCCCGGTTAGTAAATTCAGACAACCCGTATTCAGACTTTACCAACACGCTGCATAAAAACACGCTGGGAACGAATCGTAACCAGTACTACATTTCTCGAAAAAACCGAACCCTAGCCTTTTACGGCGAACCTGAATACACCCACGACTTCCTACGGATGATTCATGGGGCCGACGTGCTCCTAATTGACGACATCCAACACACAGTACCACAAGATGCCTTTCCAGCGATCAGGTGGGATGCAGAGCGTCAAGTAGGCACGCTTGAGATAGAAGTCGAGAAAACAACCCAGCTACTAGAGAAATTCCGCGTTAACGGCGACATCGGAGATACTGCCGGTGGCGGCGACGAGGAGGTAGTATTCGTTGAGCCGGCATCGGGTGACGAATTCGCAGAACCTAACACAGGATTCACCCTTTTAATCCCAGGATAATGGCAACATTTAACCTCGAAAATAAACCAGATAGCTCAAACATCGTTTCGCCTAATGATGTGCAATTGATTCAGAATAGTGGAGCGGTTACAAAAAGACCTCCCGCTGAACTTTCTGATCTTCTTAATGCAACCAACTTAGGGCGTTTTGTTCGTGTGAATGAGATTATTCAGTTCGTCACGTTCGGACAAGAGTACGCTTACCTTCCTAAGTCAACTTCTGAAAGCTCAGGGGGACCAAACGCCAACTACTTAACTCTTAGTATTGCAAACTTACCCGCTGGCTCTTATACGGTTTACACGGATTACCTATTTAACAAGCCTTCAACAAATAACGACGCCCTTTTAAGGCCATTGTACAGCATTAACGGCGGAAGCAATACTAGCCCATATCCTACACCATTTCGAGTTGAGTTTAAAGACGTCACAACCGATGATTATCGGCTATTTACTTATGACTTTACGATTGGGGCAACATCCAATGTCGATTTACTTGCCAACTACGGAAGTGATTCACTCGGAAACCCTACCACAATAGAGTACGCCAGTATACGTATCTACAAAAACGCATAATGAAATTAGGAGCTTTAAAACTCACAGACCTAAGCGATAATACGCTAAAGAGTGTCATTGAAATCAGTGAGCTAAACCACTCATACGCTACAACTGAAGTCGGAGATCGCCCGTTTATGATTGCTGGGGATGATCTCCCTAATGACTACACAGAAATCAACGAACCTAAGCATTGGCACTTAGAGCGAAAAATGCTCAACCGAGACTATAAATGGGTTCGGGACAAGCTTAAACCGCATGGACAAGTAGAAGATGTGGTTTGGGATATGTATGACCAAGAGACAAAAGAGATCATTGCCTCATATAAAGCTTGCTCTGAGCTTCGCGTTAAATCGGTTTACGATGATGCTGAAAGGAGAATGAGCGACTATAACGAAGCGTCTATCCAGTGTCGAAAACATCGATGGTCACTCATGAAGGCTTGGATACTAACTAACGTAGATGAGGCCGACCGATTAACAGTTCTCGGAACTCTTGACGTAATCAAACAAGCTGGCACAGACTTGCAAGACCACTTTATTGAGCATGGCATTGCAGGAATCAACTACGGCGATACAACACCTGGGATTCTGAATTGGGTTGTAGGTGATAATGGTTTTGGCGCTTCGGATGCTGTTCCTGGGTTTGCGCACATCACGGTTAAGACTATCAACGGCTACAATCAAGCCGACATTATAGAAAACGTGATTAAGATAGGCCACGACGGCGAATACGAATACAAATGGTAATGAAAACACGCGGAATACTTCTATTAGCATTAGGTCACCCTTATTACGGCCAATATGCGTACAACCTACTACGGTCAATTAGAAAAAATGACCTTGAAACACCGATAGCTTTACTTTACGATGAAGCAGCAATTACCCACCTGTCGGATATTGCGAAATCAGAGTTTAGCAACTTGATCCGGGTTCCAGATAAGTGTTACGATGGGAATTCAACCATTCCAAAATACTTTAAGGCAAAAACTCACATCTACCAGCTTTCTCCTTTTAAGGAGACGTTATTCTTAGACGCTGACATCCTATGGAACCCGAAAAAGAAAGCCGCAGATTTTCTCGACACGCTTGCGGATGTTGATTTCACAATGAAGAATTCTGGCGCAATAACTAGTCCGACCGGCAACGACGCTTATACGGATTGGGTTTCTGATTCGGATTTCTTCAGCGCTTACCCTGATTCCAAGCTATACAGGCTTCACTCAGAGCTTATCTGGTTTAAAAAAAGTAAAGAGGTAGGTCAACTATTCAGAAAGGCTCAAAAGGCTTATGATAAACCCGGAGTAAACGAAAAACTACGTATTGCACAGATGACTGCGGACGAACTTGCTTTTTCGATTGCCATGGCCCAAACCAATTTATATCCCCACTCTGAGAACTACCAACCTATTTATTGGGAAGCAACCAACAGAGGCATTGGTCGCCCTGATTTATTCCGCAGGTTCGAAGGAGTTTCCTTCGGTGGAAAAGTCCAAAGCCACAAGCAAAAGAGTCTGTACAGGGACATCGTTATGAACGCTTTTCGGGGTACAGGTGAGTACCCACTACTACTTAAAAACAAAAGGGACTTTATCCCGACACGCCAAGCCGTATAATGTTTACGAACGAAGATATTCGCGCATACTTTACTAAAGAGGGTATTATCCGCCACCCGAGCCAAGCGGCCAAGGTTGCCTATTACGATTCTTTGCGCTTTCACGTAGATGGGTTTGATCCGTTTAAAGTTTCTTCGGGGCTACAGCCAAAGAACAGGTACTTCAATTTGCTGATTGGAGAGCGTCGTCCGGGGGAGGATGAAACATCTTTTGAATACCGTAAGTCAATCTACAAGCCGATAACCGCCGGGACAGTTGGTCGATTTATTTCTTTTTGGCAAAAGATTCTTAGAGCTGAGGATTGGATAACCCAATACCCAACACCTAAATCAACGGCCCGTCGCCAGGACATTGAAGTCTTGAAGGACTACATGGTTAACGGCGTGCCAATCTTTAAGTCGTTTGATAATTGGCTATTTGGAACAGCTACTAAGTGGTGGGCGAAAGATCCGCATTGTGCTATAATCGTTCTTGATTTATGGCCCAGCGGTGAGGTTTCCGACCGATTCAATCCAGGTATTACGATCATCCCTTCTTCCGACGTTGTAGACATAAACGAAAAGAATACAATAGTCCAAGCTCCGAGCACAGTAGTTGTTCAGGATAGCGGAGGGAATAGTGTTAAAATACAACCTTTCTGGCTAATTGACCAGGACGAATTTATTGAGATCGTCTATTTGCCATATACAGCAGAAATCAAGGTGATTCGTAGGTTTACGCATGGACTAGGTTACAATCCTGGGTTTATGCCGGGAGGCGATTATAACAAGATGATCGAAAACCGCCCGATTTACTTTTCCCCTATTGAGCCAATGACCCCAAAGCTCGATGAGGCCGCACGTGAATATTCCGACAACCAAGCAGAGGTAGTTTTGCATGTCCACTCTCAATTTTGGTCAGTTGAAGGTCAGGATTGCACTACTTGTAATGGGTCTGGATGGGTGACTGAAGGGGATAACGGTGTACAAGCAGTCTGTAAAGATTGTAATGGGACCGGAGCGCTTCCAATGAATCAGTATCAAGTCATAACTTTTCCACGGCCTTCAAATACCGACCCTGGGTTTACGCTACCGGGTGCAGGTTACATAGAGAAAGATAAAGAGATGGTTAAGGTGCAAACTACACGCATCGACGACCACCTTTACGACGCTCTTGCCGCTGTAAACGCTGAACATCTGCACGAAACTCCACTGAACCAATCAGGAAAAGCAAAGGAAGTCGATCACGACGCGGTGCATACTACATTAACAGGTATTGCAACCCACGTGGTTAATTGTATTGCCAAGCCAGCGACTAAGCGTATAGTAGACTTAATGTTTGGAATGGAGCTAACTGAAGATCAGAGGCTCGAAATAATGCCGATTCAGCCGATACCGGAGCGCTTTGATGTGTACGGGTCAAACGACTTAGTAAAGCAGATTGAAGAAGCTAAAAAAGCTGGTGTTGATCCGTCCATTGTACGGGAAATGCAAAAGCAACTCGCTGATAAGAGATACGCTGCTCAACCTGAAGTACGCGCACGTGTGAACACCACTTTATTGCTAAACCCTTTTGACAACATGTCTACTACTGAAATAGTAGAGCTGGAGCTTAATGGAAGCCTTAGCAATCGGGATGTAGTTCTAAGCTCATACCTGCCTTATTTTATTGAGCAAGCCCAGCTTTTAGAGCCGCAATTCCTTCGGAAGTCTCCAGAAGAACAAATGAAACTTATCACGCCAATGTTAGAAGAGAAACTAAAGGAACTTGAACCTGTTCAAGCTCCAGAAATCGAACGTGTAGAGATAAATGCCGACGACGAGTGAAATTTTAGGCGCTCTGGTGGAAATACTAGATAGCTCGGTAATGAATGCCAACTCAGCTGCGCCAGCCATCCAAAGGAGGGCCTATTCTGAGTTGCAGGATGAGTTAGCCAAGCTTGAAATTAAAAACGGCGTGATTCGAGCCAGTTCGAAAAACATACGGATGATAAACCGAATTGTCCGCAGGTTTGAACGAATATTAATGAACACAGGCTACCGTGATCTTGTAAAGGGCTTCGCAAAGTCTTTTAATCTGGTAACCAAAACGCAAACGGCCTACTTCCAATCTGCAATCGAGGCTTTTACTATCCCGGTAACCTTGAACGCGCTACAAGAAACCGCAATTGAGGATACAGTTTCTTTAATGGCTAAGGATGGGTTGCAGACTGAAGTGCTAGAGGGCGTTCGACAAATACTAAGCTCTAACGTAAAGTCAGGATCAACCATTGTAGACCTTCAATCCCAACTGAAGGGATATATCACGGGTACAGAAAGCACGGTGGGCGCATTAGATTCTTTTGTTGGTCGTGTCACTACTGACTCAATAAACATGTACTCTTCCAGTTACAACGACACAGTTGCTACAAATTTAGGACTAGAGTGGTATCAGTACGTCGGTTCGTTGGTTTCTGATTCCCGCCCATTTTGTAAGGCTCTAGTTAAGAAAAGGTGGTTTCATAAATCGGAAATCCCAGGCTTTCTAAAAGGTCACGTCGGTAACGTCCGGGTGAAGCGAAGCTCATCAACGGGCCTACCGGAAGGAATGAAGCGCGGGACGAATAAAACAAACTTCCAAATATACCGAGGGGGGTGGCGCTGCAACCACCTTATGATGCCTGTGCCTAGTTCTAATGTTCCAAAAAGAATCCGTGATGCCCAATAGAGTGATAGTTATCGTGTCTGGATGGAATTGCGCCCGCTACGTTAACGCGTGTCTAAACAGCCTTTCAAACCAGACGTATTCTAACTGGAAAGCATACGTATTTGACGACGCAAGCACCGACGATACTTATCAGGCTATTAAGCCTTTTGGGAAGGATAACCGATTTGAAATCTATCGAATCGAAGAAAACAAAGGCGCTACCTATTGTAGATACACCGCAATGCGCGACGCCCTTAATGACGGTGAACCTCAGCATGCTATAGTTGTCCTTTTAGGACTGGACGACCTGCTGAGGCCAAATGCGTTAGAAGTAATAGCAAACACATACGACGACAATACATTTCTTACTTATGGCAATTGGGTGAACGAGCGCGGAACCAGACACCAGATTTCCTACTTCCCAACTGACGTAATAAAGAAAAGTGCGTATAGGAACTACACTTTTATCTCAACAGCGCCCAACACATTCAGATTAGAACTAATTAACCACCTGGAGTTGGATGACTTGCAGATTGACGGTAAATGGATCGAAAACTGCACAGACGTAGCCTATATGTGGCCCGCCTTGGAGTTATCAGGAGGCCGCTTCAAAGTGATTGCCGAGGCTATCTACATTTACAGGCAACACCGAACAGGCAACACACTTACAAGATTCGGAGGGGTGACAGGAAAGAAGAATGTTTTGCAATATCTGAAAAGTCGTCCTAAAAAATTGGCTTTGGCGTCATTGACTTGTAATTAAACAGAATAATCAACTGTAATTTCTTTGGAAAGAAAATTATCTTCCGTTATATTTGCTTAACGCAATAGATAATACTGAGATAATGCAGAACAAGAAAATAACCGTTCGAGTTGGTGGGGGCTTGCCATTTGCCACAACTGAACGCAATCTACCACGCATCCAAAAGCAATACTCACACCAGGTTGTAGAGGTTATTGGTGAAACGCCTAAGAAAGCTGTTGAGAAGGTCGTTGAGGCCAATTCACGCTTTGACGAATTGATGCTTTTGAAAAAGTCGGAGCTACAAGAACTTTGTGACACGTTCGGCCTTTTATACGAACAAGCAGACAATAAAACGGCGCTTTCTAACGCTATTGTTAACCACGAAAACGCCCAGGATGCCTAGTATTATCAATTTCCTTAATTGGGTTCGTGAAAGCACTGGAATCGAACCCGAAGAGTTTCAAAAGGTTTTCGGCGCGGATGGCGTAAATATGAACACTGAGATTCCGGCAGAAATGGAATCAAAAATGCGTGTTCTTTTGGCTCCAGAGGCCGCAAAGTCAAACGTTGACATTAAAGCGCATTTTCGCGGTCAACTATTAAAGTCGGTGGACGATGAGTTGCACTCGGCTCTTTCTGAAAATGAAGAACTCCTGAAAAAGGTTCAGGGCGAAACAAACTCCTACAAAAAGGGGCCGCTCGCTTTAAAACTACTTCAGGACCAACATAAAGCAGCACTTGAAGAAGCTGGTAAAGCTCAGGGTGGGGACGACTCAGAGTGGAAAACCAAAGCTGAAGCACTGCAACGGGAGGTTGAACAGATCAACGCAGACAATGCGTCTTTGAAGTCACTCCACCAATCGCAAGTCGATGAACTAAATGCCGGATTCAATCAGCAAATCTTCGAGCGCGATTTATTCCAGCGATTTAGCAGCCAGAATTACGCTGTTAGCGGCCCTCTGACCAATACGGATATGGCTAAGATCGTTAGGGATAAATTTAACTCTGTAGTTGCGGAAAAAGGCTACCAAGTAATACACGACACGCAAGCGGGTTCCTTTACCCTCCAAACAAAGGACGGCAGTAAAGTATTTGAAGAGAACATCCCTGTAAAATTTGATGATCTCGTTGAACGCACTGCAAAAGAATACCTCGCGAAGAAGCCCGAAGGCAATGCCGCACCAGGTACGCAAACAATAAAGGTAGATAATCAAGGTCCAAACATGACCCCCTACCAGCGTAAGGTAGCAGCAGCCCACGGCGCTCAAGCCTAGAAAAATGTCATTTATTCCCCCTAATTCGGGGGCATTTGTCGGAGGCGCTGGACAAGCGCCATTTATCCAGACAACACTTGATCGAGTATTTGGAGAATCCAATCCTCGTAAAAGTATGCGCCCGATTGGTTACATGGCTATGCTATTAGCACAGTCTGAAGTAACCGACTTCACCCTTGGTGAACCAAGCGGCCACCGCCGCACAGTAAAGGTTAAATCTGCTCAACGACTCTCTGAGTTTGATGTAGACGATAGCCAAAATTTTGATTGCTTTAAAGGAACGGATCAGCCGTATGTTACGGAAGATGTCGAGCTTGTAGCTTCAAAGTCCGTAGGTATCCCGTTGGATTCTCGGATTCTGAACGCTTATGAAGCTGAATATCAGCGCTCAGTTACCGCAAATGGTAGTTCTCCGCTTACATCGGTATCGATGGAAATGTGGGAACGCATTAATGGTGCTGCAAACGCCCTGGTTTCCTCATCTTCGAAAGCTCTTTTCACTGATGCAGTTACCAAAATCGGTACTAACGTTCGCACAGGGAACAACCTTGCGACACCGGTAAACGTAACGCTCGACACTACCAATCGTAACCTCTCCGCTATGGAAACGGATATCCTAGCGGATTTCCAAGAGAACGAAGGTGGTAATATGCGTCCTCAAATCGTTGGCGCTGGACTGTTCCATAAATACGCAATCCAAAACCAATCAGTTGGAATGAATCAGAGTGGTTTAAATACAACTATTCTGGCTCAAAACTTCGATTTCTTCTACGATCCATTTGCAACTACCGCGCTTGGAACCGATGAAATCCTTGTTTACCAACCTGACGCTGTTCGATTGGTAAGCTTTAACGAAAACCGTGGTATCAATGCTGGCGTTCACGCAAACTCTACGTTCGGAACTATCGTTGTTCCTTTCAGCACGTTTGGGATGAATGGAGAGCCAATTGTTAACGGTGTCGAGTTCGACTTCCAATTGAAAGCGTTCGACTGCGCACAAGACATTACAGACCCATACAACGGCTCGACCTATCGAGTTAACAAAGGATGGAACATGATTATGTCTTTGACGCAAGGAATCCACACCATTTCGGCGAATGCCTACAAGGATAACGACGTTATGGCTGGAAACCGTGGTTCTTACCGCTACTCGGTAACAAACACCTAACAGTGAGTTGTTTCCTCGATTATATCTACTCTAAAGGCTGTGGGGGTGTTTCACCCTCCGGCCTTTATATAGAGTCTTTGCCTCGAATAACTACACCTTTACTGAACGCTTTGGCGGATGAGCACCAGGTTGACTTTAAAGGGTATTATGAGGATGTGCAAAAGCGTGCAATTGGTCGGTTTATGACCGATGCGCGAGCGGAGTTCGCAAGAAACTTCCGAATGCAAAGTATAATCGACTCAGTAAGGCAACGCCAGCGAAAAGAGGATTCTACCGTTACGGCTGACTCTAAGTACAGAGGGCAGGAAATACTCTTTGATTATTGGTTGTACAATAAGATCACGCGCTCTAACCTTCGTTTACTACGCTTAAATGAAGTGTCTGTTTACATTCCTTCACTTCCTGTGAGCGGAGTTGTAGAGGTAAAACTCTTTGAAACAGAGTTTGAAATCGAACTTGATTCGTGGGAGATTACAAGTGCGGGATGGAATACGATTGCAATTGACAAAGAATACGAAGGCTTTAAGTTTTTTATCGGTTATGACTCTTCAGAAATTGATCCGGTAAAAAGCGAAGTACCAAGCCTGTATAGGTGGTACTTAACAGGTTCTCCTAATAATCGCTCCGGGAGTTTCTGGGGTTATTCTTATACCGATATTGGCGCTAAGATGTGGTTTAGAGGCGCTGAGGCTGATATTTCAAACCCATACGAGTTGTCTACAGGTAGTGACTCATACGGACTTGTAGTATCTGCAAGCGTTCAGTGCTCAATTGAACCGATTATTTGCCAAAATAGAAACCTATTTGCGAGAGCATTACAGTACTTGATTGGCGCAGAAATTATGGAGGATGCACTGCGTTCCTCAAACGTAAGCAATGTATTGTCTTTTGATCGTGAACAGTTTGAATTTGCATTAACCGACTTTACAGCGGAATACAGGGGTGGTACAGACTCCAACGAGGTAGACCGCCCAGGTGAGCTAAAGCAGGTTATTTCAAACATCGAACTTGATAAGAACGATGCCTGTATTATATGCGGGCAAGAAGTGAAAATTGTACGTGCTAGGGTTTAACACAAATATGGAATCTTTGATTGCTGGCCTCGTCAAGGCGCTGCATAAGTTTCAAGAGCCATCGTATGAAGCTCCAGCGGTTGCCGCCGTGGTTGCTGATAACCTCTTTGCAGTACACAACCAGGGTCAGGCATTAAACGGGTCATCCATTGGGCAGTATTCAACCAGTCCAATATACGTTAGTCCGTCACGAAGTCCGAAAAAGTTTACGCCACGCGGACAAACCGGAAGGTCATCAAAGTTTAAAAACGGTAAGACACGCAAGTCTCGATATTTCCCACAAGGCTACAAAGAGTATCGATCTCTCATTGGCAGAGAAGTGAACGTGGTTAACCTTTCATTGTCAGGTAAACTAAGTAAAGAATACAACCTGCAACTAAGAGGAGGTGAGTACGTAGCAGGATTTACGACATCTTCAGCGGCAAATAAAGCCTCTGGTGCAGAGCGCCGGTTTAAAAAACCGATCTACGGACTTGGAAGCCGTGGAAAAGATGTTTTCGGCGAGGTGTTGACCGAACAAAATCAAAACATCTTTAATGCGATTTAAGCAAATCATATCGCTTATAGATGAACAGTTGAAAGCTAATGTTTTCAATAGCTCCTTTTTTCAGAATGGAAATTGGTTTGGAGTTGTTGAACCCATTAGCCAAACGGTCAACCAAGAAACAAAACCAACTGTATTAACCGGCAAAAATGCCGAAGTAATAACTTTCAACTCAGATTCTTTCACTACCTACCACCGGGCTATTCGATTCGTCCCCCAAGAAATCGACAGTCCAAACGGTGGCTTTGGTGGCCGAAAGGTTAAGAGTGTTTTGGCGGAAATGGTATTCATAGTAATAGCTGACCGCATTAGTTCCGGGCTTTCAAAAGAAGATATAGCCCTTGGCCTTACACAGGGATTCCCTGCGCGAATTAAGCAAAGTGAATTTCAGGCACTAAACATCATTTCCTTAGATGTTGACCCGATAGATTTGAATTCGAATATTAATCAAGTATGGCAATCGGAGTTTGCGAGCACACGTCCCGCAATCCGTCCCACTTCAATATTACTTGCTATGAGATATAATATGAGAATTGAAAGCTGTTCGGCTCAGCTCTGTAGCTAATAATCATGGCTTATTACATTGTGGATGACTGCGCAAGTTCGCAAGTTAATCCCACAAACCGAGATTGTCCAGTTGACGCACGTGGTGACGTTCAACACATGTTCTTGGTCGAACCTACATACACGTTTCAAGACATTACCAACCCGACTGAATGGCGTAACGCTATCGGAAACCGGGACGTAGTAATGTTGTACAATACCCGTGGTACTGTCGCTCCAAACCCCGAAACAACAGAAGGTTTTGGTGGTCAGGAGATCGTACACGATACGTACAATTACGAGGTGTCTGCCGAGTGGCGCGACTACCTTGCTAATGCTGAATTTGCTGATTACATCAAATCAAAGCGTTGGAAAATCGGATGGAGAGACGAGCAATATGTTCACCTTTCTGACGGTGTAGGTACTGCAATTGCTTCAAACCCAATTGACGACAAGAACCAACACTATTGGACTGTGACGGCAACCGTAAAGCAGGTTGACCTCATTAAACCACAGGAAGCCCCTGTTGGAATCTTTGATGAAATCATCGAGCCAGCCCCATGAGCTTGATCGATAGTTGTTCTGCGTGTTACAGGCTGAGTCGGCCTAACTGTGATTCATTTACAGTTAGTGCAGGACTCAGCCCTGACACCGCTTACTTTCTTTTAGTTCAGGATGCTAAAGGAAATCTGTACACATGGCCTTTTGTTACCGATCTCGCTGGAGACTTTGCAATTGACTTCTCTCAGATTTTGGCACCATGGAACAGATACTCAGACAATATTCTGGCTGTGTCCACAACAGAGAGTCCAGATAATGTCGTTGACCTTACAATTGAAACAACTGTCTATCAAGCAATAGAACTCGCGCTTTGCGAAAATTGCTGCTTTGATTTTAATTGTGATCTCTGGTGGGAATC